GCTTGCGACAGTTCTGCCGGGTCCACGGCTACACCTTCCCGCAAACGGCTTTCAATGCCGTCGAGCGTCGCGCGCGCCTGCGTGGCCGCTTGCGTCGTGAACACCTTCTTTGACTGCGCAATGTCATTCAGGACGGAGTTGTATTCTTCCGGCTTGAACGCGTCCTGCCATTTCGGTTGCTGCAACTCTTTTGTGATGGCGTCAAAGTCTTCGGGCGACTTTGCAGCTTCCGTCAGGCCCTGAAAACGCGCGTACGCGGTGCGCTGCACCCATTCGCGCTTCATGTTTTCTTTCTGCCCGTCCGGTACAGTCTGCGCGTCGATAATCGCAACGCCTTCGGACATGTGCTTATCCCACATGCCGGGGTTCGTACGCACGGCGTTTTCAAGTCCATTCAGCGCAAAGTTCGAACGGTCTGTCGTGTTCTTAATGCCGCGCTCAAGTTCGAACTGCACGTTGTTCTGCGCGTAGCCTGCCAAGTCGCCAAGCATCTTTATCTTGTATTGCGAACGGGCCACGGGGTCTTGTATTTCCGCCGCCTGCTTTTCGATCAATTCAAGCTGTGACTTGTACACGCTGTCCTTGACGCCGGACCCGTCTGCGGGCGCTTTCGTTTGAATGTCGGCGTTGATTTCCGACATTTTGATGGAACTGTCAGCAACACTTTGCGCGACGCGTTCGTTGCGCAACATCGTGTCCTGCTTGTCCTTTTCACGCTTGAAATCCACCGACAGGGACTGCAACGTGTTTCCAAGGCCCTGCAACGCGCGTCCGATGCCCGCGCCCATTTGTTCGGCAGACGCCGTGCTTTCGACTACGCCCGCTGCGCGTACGTCAACGCCACCTTCATAAATCGGAATTTGCGCCACGTGTCATTCTCCCTACGCCGTAGCGAACATGCTGCCGCTGCCGCTCATACCCTGAAACGCGCCAAGCAGCCCCGACGCTGCGCCGATAAACCCGGCAGTCTTTGCGCTCTTTGCTTCCATTTCGTACAGCTTCGCTTGATTGGCGTAGCCTACGGCTTTCATCTTGCCAATGTACTTCGTCTTTGCGACGTCGTACTCCATTTCAGTTACCGTGTCGGACACGACGTCGAGCGGCGCGCCGTTCATTTCCAGCCCGTTCGCGCCGTACGCGGCGCGCATTGCGCCAAGCATCTTGCGGTTCTTTGCGCGCTGATCTTCGACTTCCGCTGACGTCTGTTCCAGTACGGCAAGTCGGTTTTGCTTCGCCACCTGTGCGTTGAACTTGGCAGCTTGTGCTTGCGCGTTCGCGCTGGCAAGCGAACCTACCGCGCTCACCACACCGCCCAAAATGCCTAGCACCATTGCCATTAGCGTTTCACCCTTGCGTATATGTACGCGTTATCGCCTGTCGGTAAGTACGCTTGTAGTTCGGCTTCCATTTCGAAGCCTAGCGAACGCGCCAGAACGTGACCGTGTATATTCCCTTTTCTCACCACCATGTCAATACGCCGGAAGCCCGACGACTGAATGACGCTCCGCATGCACCGTAGCGCATGCCGCATTGGCACCACGCCCACGCTGTCAGCGAACAAGGCCCACGCTTCCGCCCGGCCCTTCCAGTGGCAGACTAGGCCCGCCGCCCCTAGACAAACGCCAGACTGGAAAAGGGACATGGCCGGGCCTGTGGATAGCACGTGTTCCGCATCGCCCTGTAGGAGCGCCGCCCATTCATCCGTTTGCACGGCATTGGGCTTTATGTACTCAAGGTGCGCGAAGCGAAACGGTACTAACTCAATCACTTTCAACCCCTGTCCTCAACATTCATCTGCGGGTACAGCCCGCCGATGATGAAGGGATAAGGTAGTTCTTGCTTGAACGCAATAGCACCGCGCTTGCCGAAGCCCTGCGGCGGGTTGAACGGACCCACAAAGCCCGTCCACAGTACGGGTTCGCCCATTTCGTTTTCGGCTTTGTAATGCACGTCGCCGTCGATAGTATCGTATTCGTGACTGTCTGTATCTTCGTTGTACACGCCAATCTTCCCGCCGTAGCTTTCGATCAGGTACAGCGACATATTGTGCATGCGCTTCAACTTGCCTTGCGACGTGCCGTCCTGCGAACCGCCTTCAATGTTCGCAGTTTCACCCTGCATGATGTACTGCAACCCGTACACAACATTGGTTGCAGGGTTCGGCAAGTCAAACTTGCCGCCCGACACCGTGGCCGTAAAGTATATCTTGTCGGCCACGCCGTGAATTGCGCAGCCTTCCAAGTGCGACGCGTTATACACTGTCGATATGGGCGTGACTGACGTAACGCGCAGCCCGCAATCGACATAGTGCATGTCGTCGATTTCGTCGCCAAAATCCCAAAACGGCATAAGCTTTTCGATGTAGCGCCGTGTAGCACCGTTGATAGTCCGTTTGACCACGGCCCACAGCGCATCGTGCGTGCCGCTCGGTATGCTTGCGATGCTTTCCACAACGCCGCCTGCCAAGTCGTGCCTGTGCCACCCGATAACGTTTTCGTCACGGTTGTACGTAAGCCCGCGCAGTTCGCCTGCGCCTGTGCGCACCCACGCGATGCTGAAAGGTTCGGGCGTGTACACAATCTGTTCAAACTGGTTCTTGCCCATGTGGGACGCGAACAGCGACACCGACGTTGCTTTGAATGTGTCTGCTTCCAGCGAATACGAGAACTGGCGTATCGTACGCTTGTTCTGCTGCACGAATAGCAAGTCGTTGTCCACGCGAACCGGGCGTATCTTCGCTGCGCCGCGTGCCGACATTTCCACGGCTTTTGCGTTTGTGGCGCTGAATGCCGCGTTTGGCGTGGACGGCCCAATCATCCAAACGCTGCTACCGAAACCGACAAGCAGTCCGCGTTCGGTGCTTTCCAGCCACCGGGCAGGCGTTGCGTTGCGTGTGTTCGGACGCAAGAACATGGCGTTGTCAGGGTTCACCGTACCGTTCGCGTCGGACGGGGCCATGTCGCCGTATTGCTGCGGCGCTGACATTGCAACGGCTGTCGGGTTGTCGAACGCGCCAGACACACAAAGTCGGTCTGCGTGGAACACGCCATTTGTCGGCCACCCCGTTGTGTCGGAGAACGCGCCAAGACGCCAGCGCACAATGTCTTCCAGACCTAGCAATGCTTCGTCCTGACATTCAACCGTGACGACGGTTGACGACACAACCGCCGTGATCTTCACGGTACGCCATGCACCGTCTGTCTGGTACAGTCGGATAAGACGCCCCACGTCGGTTGACACGAAACCGTCGCCACGGTTCACGTTCAGCTTTGCAGCGGCGGAGAACGTCAGGTTGAAAGGCTTTGGCGTCTTTGGCGTGAGAATAAGTTCGGACAGCACGACGTACACTTGGCCTACCGCAGCGACTTGCTGACACGTAATCCTGTAGCGCGCATACGACGGTGTGTTCGACGGCAGTTCAATGAAGCGCGTACGCAGGCTTGACCACAGCGAATAGTTGCGCTGTTGGTCAACCACTACCCACGCCGACCCGTTCCAGCCTTCAAGGCGGAAGTTTTCCCACTGCCCGTTGCGCGCTGAAACGTCAATCTGCGTGTTCGCTGTCGGCACGGCAAGTGAGTAGCCTTTGAGCGTAACCGTTGTGTTGAACTCGTACTGAAAGCTTGCCTCTTGAAACGCGTTCAACAACACAAAGTTTGTACGGTCATTGTCAAACAAGAACCACAGCGCCGTGCTTCCGGTAAGCGCCGTAATGGGCGTGAACGTGCCGCCGTCTGCGCCCGCCAGTGTGTCGGCGGCGTGCACAGCGTTTGCACGTCCCGTGCCGCTTGGCGTCACCGCGCCGCCTGCTTCGTCAAGGAACGGCCCGCCTGTGAACTCGAACAGTTCGAGCGTCCATTCCGTTTCACCAAGACGCGACAGCTTGCGCGGCCTGTAGCCGTCGCAGAACAGATACACAATATCCAGCGACTGCACGTAGCTGATTTTGCGCACGTCATTGTGGCTGTATGGCGTGACGACTTCATACACAAGCCCGCCTTGCCCCGACACTGCGCCTGTCGCCCCGGCGACGTTTATATCCACCGTAATGTCATTGCCAGATACGGCAGTCACGTTCGCAATGACGCCTTGCAAGTTGCGCGCGTCAGGGAATGCGTTGAACGCGATTTGCTTGCCTACCGCTGCGCCTGCGGCGACAAGCGCGGCAGACGTGAACTTGAACGGCGTCGTAGTGACCACGGCAGTGATGGACACAAAGCCTGTCGTCAGCAAACCGTCGTCCGACAGAATGCGCATGCGCAAGTCGGAGAACTCAAGCAAGTTGGCTTGTTCGTCGGAAAATATGAAAGGGATAATGTGGCTGTACTTGTCTTTCTTGTAGTTGTCGTGCTGATACTGCGTGCCGCTGCGCGGTACGGCAGGGCCTTGCGGCGCTGACACGTAGTTCAATAGCGCGCGGTTGAAGCTGGAAAAGCGATCAAGGTCCGTACGCTGAATAATCAGGTCCGATACTTCGCCGCCGTTGAAATTGATTTTCGATGGAGAGAAACGCGCCATTAGATGCCCGCTCCAAACCGCGCCGACAGCCATGTGTCGTCTTCGTCCAGTTCGTTGATTTCGTCTTCCGCGCCGATGATAAAGGCGTTGTTCGTAGCAGCGTCCTTCACCGCTTTATTGTACATGCGCAAGGCGCTGTCGGCCTTGACGTTTGAGTTTGTAACCCATTCGCACATTTCAAGCTGAATGCGCTTTGCCAGCACTTCGATAAACAGCGGCGGCATTTCACTTTCGGCCACCTGCGCCTTGTATTCGATTGTCAGCGTGTCAAGGTTCGTGTATAGCTTGTTTCCCATTTGCACCCATTTGTCGCCGCGCTTGCGCACGACAGACAAGCAGTCGGACGGCAAGTCGAACGCCTTCGTCAGCACGTCCGTTGCGTTCGGAGCGCTGCCGCTGACTGTCAGGGTTTTGCTGTAGCGGTTGAACACCCACCTGTTGCGGGTAAGTTCGCTGTCGCGCCATTGCGCGTAGTTCGCGGCGCATTCACGCTCAAGCGGCGTGTTAGCGGGCGATATGCTGTTGACTTTGTAAGAGCCTAGCCTACCGATACCAAGATTGATAATTCCTTTGGCGTCCATAGTCTAGGCCCTTACTGATTGTTACGGCACGACTTGCGCCGTGTTATTCGTACACGTAGGCGATAAGAAACTCGCCCACGGTGGCGTCAGGCACCGTGCCACCCGCAAAGGTGGCGCGAAGCTGCACGCCGTCGCGGCTGTACACGTCGTGCTTGATGCCGCCCGTAACCGGGAAAACCGCTTCCGTGGCGGCGGCCACGGAGATTGTCGCTGCGAAAGCAGTCGGCGCCGCCGCGGTCTGCGCAGCATCATTCGGTTCGGTCTTGTCGGTGTACGCGTCGTGGCCGATATCCATAGTGCGCGAAGCACCAAGGGCACCTACCTTGTAGCGGCACAGCGACGGGATAATACGCACGCGGCCCGAAGGCAGCTTGCCGAGTATCCACGAAGACCCGATATCACCAAGGCCCGCCTGCGTGACCTTCGCGTACATGAAGCGAAGCTTGCCGTGATCGTCAACGGGGTACGGACGTGCCCCGTCTGCGATCTGCGCGGCTTTTGTAACTGTAACTGCCATGACATTTCACCTTTCGTCGTTGGCGTTTGGTTGACTTGCCGTAAGTTTAGTAAGCGCTGTACGCGCTTACTGCGCTTCGACGCAGAACACCTTGGTTTCTTCCAGTCGGGTTGCGCCCGCCGTGAAAGTGCCATGGATTTGCTTGATGTTGTTCTTGTCGGGACGCGGCGAAATGATGATGGCCAGTTCGTTCCACGAACCGAAGTGCATGCCGTCAGGCACCCACACCGGGCACGAACGCGTCGGGCTGGAAAACGGGATGCCCTTGCCGCCGTAGTCTTCGTACGGCACGAACACGAAGCCCATGAACATGTTGACTTCACCGTCAACCAGCGTCTTGATGGAGTTGTAATCCATCGAAGTGACCGTGGTTTCACCGAGCAAGTCGTCAACTTCTTCGGCGGTAACAGCGATGTACGGCTTGTACGCGCGCATGTCGATGTGCTTCTTTTTCATCAGCTTGCGCAAGCTGCGCAGCTTCGCCACGGTCAGACCCGTGCCCCCGTGCACAACCGTGTTTGCGGTGTTGTACGGGGTGGTCGTACCGGCTTCCTTGCCCGTCTTTGCGTCGGCAAAGAAACGGTCCATGATGATTTCGTCCTGCTTGCGCGCAGCCGCTTCGCGGAAGCGTTCGACGTACGGCGAAGTCGGGTCGTAAATCATCTTCAACTGATCGAGCCTGTCGATCAGTACGGCGCAGTCGTACTCAGTGCTGGTGATCCAGCGCTGCGTATGCTCAAGTTCCTGCACCTTTGTGTCACCGTACGGCGAGTTGCGTTCGGTGAACGCCACAGGCCCGATGAAGTTGACAACCTGTACCTTGTCGCCCGTGTAACTGCCACGCGACACAAGGCCCGTGAGTAACCCGCCCTTTTTGGCAAGCGACCCACGAACATTCGCCGTGTACATGTTCACGTGATGCTCAGGCACAGAATAGGTTGCGACTGTCTCAGTCATTGCGAAAAACCCCTGTTTGGATTGAATTTAACGTACGCTTGGCAAGGGGTGTTCGCTGCGCGCGGCCCTTAAATGCAAAGAGCGCCAAACTACGTTGACGCCCCCTGCTTATACGCGCTGTTGCAACGTGTCAAGTCGCCTTCCGCGTATTTGTCACAGCCGCATGCAAGGCCATCATGTGTGCCACCTTGGCCGCATGCTCCGGGTGCTGTGCGTTCGTGTAGGCCGCTTGGAAATCCGCGTCAGCCGTCAGGCGGGCAATCTCCGCCTGCGCCTGCGCAGCCGTGAGGCTGGACGGGTTCGACGGGTCGCCACCGTTGCCGCTGCCGCCGCCCTTCACCAACCCCTCACCGCCAAGCTTGCCAAGCCGTGCAAACAGTTCCAGCATGGCCGACGCGCCAATTGCGCCTTCGATCTTCGGCAACAGCGTGTCTTTGTCCTTGGCGAACAGTGCTTCGACTGCGCGCTTGCCCGCCGCCATATTGGCGTCGAACTCCGCGCCCCACGCCTGCTTGACTGCGCTCACTTCGGCTTCATTCGCGGCTTGCTGCGCAGTCGCGCCGGATGCAGACACTCCCTTGGCGTACTCGTTCCACAAGTCATTCATGCGCTGCGCACGCGACGGGTCAAGGCGCAGTTCGTACGCCATCTTCTGCCCGAACTTCACCATGCCTTCGTCTGGCGTGAAGCCGTCCGGCTGTTTGAAAGTGTACTTGTCCGGCGCTTCTTGCCATCCAAGTTTCTTGTGGATTGCGTCCCACGCTTCCGGCTTCGCGTCAGCAGGCGGAATTTCAATTGCGTTGCCGTTGACCATGCGGTTCGCAGCATAGTAGCTGTCGGCCACCACAACCGGGTTCGCGTAGTTCTTGCTCTTGATGAGGTCGCGCGTCGGGCCTTCCGGTACGAACGTTTCGTACCACGGCTTGTCGCCTACCATCCAGACAGCGTTTGCGTCACTGCCCCATGGTGCGACAGCGCCAGCACCAGCACCAGCGCCAGCACCAGCACCAGCACCAGCACCAGCACCAGCACCAGCGCCCGCGCCAGCATCGCCAGCGCCAGCGCCCGCACCTGTACCGCTGCCATCTGGCGCGCGGAACACATGCGCGGTATTCAGAAAGCGGTTCTTGAACATTGTATTACCTTTCAGGCGGCTTTGTGTACTTTGCAAACAGTTCGTCAACGTCTAGCCGCGTGTAGTCGTTGACGCGCAACACTACTTCCTGACGTCCAGTCAGCAAGGCGTGTATTCGGTCGTTTTCGTGGAACGTCGTGTCGTGTTGGCGGCAGAACGCCGCCAAGTCTTCCAAAACAACGCGCCTGTCTTCGGCGGTCACTTCGCCTTCCACGAACATGTGATAGTAAGCGCGCTTACGTACACCTAGAATGTACTTGGCGTTCTTAACATCGTTTTCGGCCTTAAGCGCAAGCTGCGACTGTTCTTCGGCTTGCTGCTCCGGGTCGTACTCGTCGTTTACTGCCATTGGCTTACTTCCTTACGCCTTGCTGCGCCTTCGCTGCCGTCGCGGCTACGCTTGCCATGGCCGGGGCGGCGTCCACAAGCTGTTGCTGCTGCGCCTGCTGCGCGCGGCCTTCGCGGCGCGCCTTCACCATATCGGGATTGGCAATGTACTTGGCGCGAACGTCCATCTTGTCGCCAATGTCCGGCGCTGCTTCGTCCCAATTAATATGATCCATAATAGACGGGTCTTGCGCAATGTTGGCTGCATTCGCCAGCATTTCGGACCAGCGCAGGAAGCCGGACACTTCCGTTGCGTGCATGGCCTTCTGCATCGGGTTCGTGTACGCGACGCGGTACTCCCCCTTTGCTTCTGCAAGTTCTGGCGGCATAGGCGGTAGCTGCCCGTACTCTGCAAGCAGCGCGATTTCTCGGTCCACTTGCGGGCCTTGGTCTTCCTCTTGCAGCGCCGCCATTGTCGGCGCGAACAGCGCTGCCTTTTCGGCTACGCGTTCGTACACTTCCGCCGCTGTCATTTCCGGCGTGTCGGTGAGTATCTGGAACAGCGTCACAAGGAAGCTGTCGTTAATGTCCGTGCGTTCGTCAGCGATAAGCTGTTCGGCCACCCGGAAATTCGAACCTGTTTGCAGTTCGCGCACAAGCGCCTGCCCTTGCGAGTTGACGGCATTGTACGTAACGCGTCCGGGGCGAATGTCCACGCGGCCCGACAGTACGCCGTCGTCGTGCGCAAGCAACGGCGGGTCCACTGCTTTGTGCCCCATTTTGATGTACGTCTTTTTCATGGCGTTGACGCCACCAAGCGACGGGAACGCCATTTCTGCCGGGCTGTAGCCGTAAATGTCGCCTGCCACGCTCATAACGCGCGGGAACTGATACGGGCACGTCACAGCGCCCGTTTCTTCTCCGACGTATTCGGGGCTGTCACCTGCGATGAAATAGCTGCTGCCCCACTTCATGCGGCGCGGTCCAAGCGCTTTGGCGTCGTAGTCAGTGCGCTTCCAGACGTAATGGACGCATTCGACAACCGCCGCGCTGTCGCTCTCGCGCGCGTTCGCCAGCTTCGAAGGCATGGCTTCGTCGGGGAACTGTTCGCGCCACTGCATCTTGTTCAGATTGAAGCGGCGGAACGCACACATGATGTTGCCGAGATTGTCAACCATAAAGAACAAGTTGTACAGCGGCCATGCCTTGTAGGAGAACGTGCGCGCTTCCTTGTTCCACAGCGTTGACTTACCGCCTGTGCCGTACACGCCAATGGACGTGTACACTTCCTGTTGCGCGCTGGAAAAGCGCGAAGCCGGATTGTGGCGGCGGCGAAATAGCAAATCGGTCACTTGATCGAAGTACTCGCGCACCGACGGCACTTTCATAAGTTCGTCGCTGTCGGCGGTGACGCGATGGTACTTGATGTTGTCGGGATTGATAAGGCGCTTGCAGATTGCACCGTACTTCATCGTTGCGCGTACGCCTGTGTTGTCAAACGCAAACCGCGCCTGTTCGTCGCGGCTTGTCATGGACGCGTCGCCCTGCGTCGTCGCGCCCGCCCACCGTCCGTAGTCACGTGGCAGACAGTACGCAGCATTCATGCGAAACTGCCGTTCGTGCGGACTGCGAAGCGTCTTCGCTTCGTTGTATTTCGCCATCACGTCGCGTACGTCTGCCCGTGCCATTAGCCGCCCCCAAGCATCTTTGTTGCTGCCGACGCATAGTTCGTCGCGCTGCGCGGTACGCCAAGCCCGCCAGTCAGCCAGCTTGTCGCCTTGCTTTTCGAAATCGCAAGCCTGCGCTGTTCGTCTGCCGCTGCCTGCACTTCGCTATCAGTCCTGTTCGGCGTCGGCGGCGGCTTCTCAGGCTTAGGCGCTTTTCCGAATAAAGATGCCATGATGCACTCCTAGTATGTGAATACGTCGTAATCGGTTATGGCCTGATTGCGGTCACTACGAGTACCGTTCCGCGCGTCAAGGTTCCTGTCGCGTCTAGCTAGCTTCACGCCAAACGTCAATATCAAACTGTCTGCTTCGTCCGGCGACGTCAAGAGCGTACGTTCTTTGTAGTCGTCTTTGCTTTCGATTTTGATACGCTGATCGAAACGGTCAAGCGTGTACTGTATCTTGCTCAACTGTTCCACAAGCGCGGGTTCGTCGTCAATACAACCTTCTTCGATAAGCCAATCACGACACAGGCCCCACAGTTCGTCGCGCTTACGATAGTAATGTTCTGGAACACCGCTGTTTGCACCGGGGTGTACTTCGATAACTTTGTAGCCACGGTCGCGCAAAATATCAATGACGCCAGCGCCGGGGCCTGTGCTTTCGATAACCAGCGCGTCAGGACGTACAATGTCGTGTTCACGCTGCACTATGTTGGCGACTTCCACGTTGTTCTTGCGCTCAAGCACGATAGGCTTGCGCGTACGCGCGTCACGCCCCTGCCGCACCCGAATAACCGTTTTGTCGGGACCGTAGCGCGCCACGTCCACCGCCATGATGATGGGGGCCATGTTGTCGTAAACGTATTCGCGGTCAATCGCCGCCTGTATGACGTCACGGCTGATAAAGCCGTTATACGCTTGACGCGGGAACTTGCCGTACACGCGAATGCGCGTTTCGTCGCTGTCTTCACCATACTTGCGTATAATGTCATTCAGCGCTTGCTTGTTTGTGTGGCTGACGCTACGGCTGTCGATTGCTTCCGTATCGTACATGTCGGCGTGCTTGTCAAAGCAATCCGCGAATGAGCCTGTCGGCTGCGTCGGGTTGCCGAACGCAAAGAACCAGCCTTCGCCGTCCGTCAGCGCGCCTTCGGCTACTTCCCACAGCTTAGAGAAAATACCGCTTGCTTCGTCAAAGATGATGAATACTGTGCCTGCTTCGTTGTGCAAGCCTGCGAACGCTTCGGTGTTTTCTTCGCTCACGGTAAGCGCAGACACCATGTAGTTCTTTTGCTGATCTTGCGGGTATTTCTTAAAGTAGTAGCTTGTACTCGTCCATTCGAACCAGTGGCGCGTGATTGACAGCTTGTGCCACTTTGCCAGTTCCGGCCACGTCTTCGTCTCAAGCTGGTTCGCGGTGTTCGCGGTGACGACGCCGCGTGTGTCCTTGCGCGTGGACATGAAAAAGATGATAAGCCACGCCACCAGCGCCGATTTGCCTACGCCGTGGCCGGACGTGCGCGCGAACCGGCCTACCGCCTTGTCGAGCGCGCCAAACGCGGCCATCATGTTATTCATGCGTATGTGCTTGCCCATTTTCTTGAGCAAGCGGCCCTGCCATTTCTCCGGGCCTTTCTTGTCGGCTAGGGGGTTCGCTGTGCCATCCGATAGCACGGGTTCGCCCCATGGAAACGCGAACATCACGAAGCCGTACGGGTCGTCGTAGAACCGTGCAACAGCTTCTGCAAGTTGCACGTCTGCTTCGATGCTAGGCAAGCGCTGCGGGGGCTTTACAGACAATCTGCGGGTTCCTATACTGACGACATGAGCAAGATTGCGCCCGACGTCGCGGTGAAGGTTATGCAGGCACTTGACTGGATAAGTCAAGGGCGAACGCCGACTGACGCCTGCCGCATGGTTTGCCTGTCAACGTTTCAGTTTAAGCAGGCGCTGCGCGACCCGCTGTTCGAAGCACTTGCGGTTGACGCGATGGAACGCGGCGCTGACGCGCTTGCCGACATTCTGTTGAACATCGACAGTGACGCGGTGTACGGCGACACCGACGTCAAGGTTATGAAGATTAAGAGCGACAATATCAAGTGGTGGCTGTCGAAGCGCTTTAACCAGCAGTACGGCGAAAAGATTGTTGTGGAAAACACATTCACTGCTGATAAGGCCATCACGGAAGCGCTTGCACGCGGCAAGGAACGCGCGATGAAAGCGATTGCTGGCACAGTGACCGAACAGGCTGCACGTCAGATTGTAGACGACGTTGCATATGAGGTTGTGGACGTATCGCCGTCGCAGCCGCTTGACCTTTCACAGTTCACATAAAAAGGCCGTGGCTGTTAGGCCACGGCAAGTTTCCACAGGTCAATGGGATGATGCCGACGCCAGCGCGTCTTAGTCCAAACCTGCGGGTTTCGGAATGCCCATGCTGTCCAGCTTCACGCCGCCCGTCGCACGCAGTTCGCCAATTGCAACGTCTGCGTTCGCGTGGGCCTGTTCGAGTTCCGCACGCAGCATTGCGACTTCGGCAAGCGCGCCGTCGCGTTCGGCGTACGCGCCCTTCTGGTTGTTCACTTCGTCAGTGAGCGTGGCGATCTGCTCCTGCATCGCGTTGTTCGCTTCTTCGAACTGGCGGTTCGCGTCTTCCGCTGCCATCCAGTTCGCGTGAGCGTCTTCCGCTGCCATCCAGTTCGCGTGAGCGTCAACGTAAGCCGACGTCATTTCAGCGCAGACAGCACGAAGCGTTGCTTCGTCCATCGTTGCCAGCGCGGCCTGTACTGCCGCCGCACGCTCCGGGGTTGTCGGTTCGACAGGCGGCGTTGCGTCTGCCGCCGTTGTCGTTACTGCTTCATTTGCCATGCCTCATGTCTCCTAGCTAGGGGTTGACGCGCTACCTATAGACGCCTCTTGACACAAACCGCAAGGGGTTCTATGTGCCATAACCAGACCCGTGCAGGATGTCTAACTACCGCGTCGCAGCCGTAGTTCCGCTACCCACCGCATTTCCCGGTCCTTTGGCGGTGAGGGGGCCTAGAAGGGGCGCAACGTTTCCGTCAGTGGTTCACGTTGCGCCCCTTCGCTTTTAGCGCTTACGCAGTTTTTCAACTTGCGCGTCGTACGCGATGATCTGCTTTTGCAGTTCGCTGATACGGTCCCACGCTTTTTTCAGGCAGTCTTCCTTCCGGCGTTCGGCAAGGTCCAGCGCTTCGCCAAGCATACGGTTCGCTTCACGCTGTTCTTCCTGCGCCGCTTCCAGTTCTTCTTCCAGTTCGCTTTCGCGCTGCGTCTTTTCGTACGGCTTGCCGACGTACGTTACGCTGCCGGGGTGTAAGTCCAGCTTATCCAGCTTGAATGCGCTGTCAATCACACCTACGACAATAGGCGGTTCGGCCACGCTAAACGTGTTTTCGCGCTCCTTAACGACGTCGTGCCAGTAGAGCGCTTCGGCGCATTCGCGGCAGCGCTGGTTGTACTTGCTGTTGCCCTGCTTCAACTCTTGACAGTTTTGGCAGCGCAATACGTACTCACCCGGCGCGTAGCCGTAGCGCGACAACGCCGCGTCCGTTACTGTCGGCTTGTCCGGTTCAGCCGCGTCTTTGTAGTCTCCCCGTGGCACCGCTGCCGCCAGTTCACGCGCAGCTAGCGCTTTGTCGTCAGGCCCGTTAAGCCTGCCGCCCTTGTCTTGGTACGGCACAGCCGGGCGGTTCAACCATCGTTCGCACCGAAACTGATCTTTACAGCATTCGTCAACTTGGTGCTTGCACTGCCCGCATATGATTTGCTGCCTCATGTCACACCTTGCCTTCCCACAGATACGCACGTTCTGCCCACGTTCTGCCCACATTAGCGCTTCTTCCAGTTTGGTAAGCGCTACCGCTGCTGCCCGCCCTGCTTCGCTACTGTAGTTAGGGTTTCCCGTAGCCGCGCGGCTGCGCTTAATCAGTGGCTGCAACACGCGCATCGTTTCCACGACGTGATGGCGCAGCATTGCCAGTTCGCCCGCACCTTCAAGCGTCGTGGCAGACCCGCGCTGATCCATGGCGTCGATTGGCGTCAAGTTCACTTTGTCGGCTATCATCTGGATACTCCGTATAGGCCACGCCGATACCGGGATTGGCGCGCCCGGCGAGGGGCGTCAAGTGCTTTTCGGCCTGATAGCGCGATTAGTACGGTACGGTGCGGCAGCGGCGGCTTGGCATTTTTGCTATTAGCGTTTTTGCTAATAGCGATTAGCATTTTCGCTAATGGCAATTTTGCAATTTGCATTTTTGTAAAATTTTTACGATCTGCAACGAAGCGCCGGGGGTCGCAAGCGATTGCGCGCGTTTTTGCAAATCGCCCCCTACCCCCGCCCCCTACTCCCCCCTTTGACGATTTGCCAAACTGCCAATGCGTGCACACCGTACAGCATGCGCATGCGCCGCATTGCGTGCACTATGTGCAGTGTGTGCGCATAGTACGTGCTGCTGCGTGGTGTATGCGGCGTGTGCTGTACATGCGTATAGGCCACGGCATGCGAGGCGCATTGACGATTAGGCTAATTGTCAATTCGACAATTCGTCAGCTTGGCAAAAGCGAAAAGCAGAATTGCGCGGCGCAAATCGTACATATCTAGCGATTAGCGATTAGCCTAAATGCTAATCTGTAACATCACGCATGCCTAATAGTGCGGATGGGTGCTTAATGACAGCCGCTCAATCCCCGGCACACCCCCTCTTAAAGGGGTGTGTGGCGCGGGTTCTTTCGGACTGTCATAACCCTTTTAGCACATATGCAAACTGCTAAGCTATTGATTTAATTGGATAACCGTATAGCAAAACTGCTAAAAACCCCTCACTTAGCGCACACGTCAAAAACTGTGCGTTGTGTGCGATAAGCTGCGGTATGGTGGCGGATATGCTAAGTATATGATTTGATTGAATGCGGTGCGGGTGGTTTGGGCGGGTGAAACGTGCTAAGCCATTGGCACAATTGGCTGTGTGCGAATATAAGAGGTTTTGAATATAATGGCGGTTTGGGCGGTGCATATGTGCAGAATGTACAACAGCACGTATTGACATGTTGCACGTTATGCCCTATGTGGACGGTATGCCGCAACGGTGCGGCGCTAGCAATGGAGCACACGACCATGACCACACTTATAACCCGCGC